AAAACTATTTTTTTTACTATTGTTTTTATTTGAGAACCTTGCCATCCATCACCAAGTCTATTATCTATAGCCTCTGAAATTGTTTTGTGTAAATCCCTTCCTTCTCTTTCGTTCATATTTTATTTAATTATTAGAGTTGTTATTTTTTATATTTATTAAACGAATAGTTTCATCAACTTCTTTTTGATTGGTAGGTAAGTATAAGTCAAAATCTAATTCTTTATCATTTAACATTTTTTTAAATAACTTCCACCTTAAAGGAAACTGATCATTAGCATAACCTTTACATTCTATTATCCATCTATCTTTTTCATTAACAAAATCAGGTGTGTAAGTGATTCCCCTAATCTTTCTAGACACTTCGTCATAGATGTAATATCCTTTTGATTTATGTTTTTCATAGCTTTGGTTTTTAAATTCAAATTTATTTATTAAATCAAATCTTTTTTCTTCATACTTGCCACCAAGTTTTGCTTGTTTTAATTTAGTATAAGTGTAAAGCTCAAGCTTTGATTTAAACTCAATACCATCTTTCCTGCATATGGTTGCATTTCTTACTTTTTTGTTTATTGGTTTTTTCTTTTTATATTTTTTTCTCATTAAAAAATACTTTCTACAGGTATCTTGTAGTATTCTTTTTTGTTATCCTCATATACATCTATTTCAATTTTATTTGATTCTATAAACTTAATAAGGTCCTTAAAAAGAATTTGTTTACAAGTATCCAGTTTAGTTGAATACATAAATATAACCAAAGAAACACTTTTAAACAAATTATCCCACCATTTGTAATTATTTATATCACAGAGTTTTATTCTAATAAAATCTCTACCACCTTTAACTTCAACAAACCAAGCGTTATTTTTTATAACAATAAACTCTGGCATGTTTCTTAAAGCATCTGGTAAAATCATTATCTTTTTATATGGTATCTTGTTACCCTTTTCATCATTACCCATCCTTATAATTGATGCATCTATCTTATTATAATATTCTATGGCTTTTTCTTCTGCTAGATTTATTCTGCCATTTTTATTTCTTTCTTCAAATGTTAAATTAAAATCCTGTTTTTTTTGCATTTTTTTTTTATGTTAGCTTTACCTATTTCTTTAATAATGTTTATTTTTTTAACTACGAGTTTGTGTCCATGTGACCATGGATTAAAATTAGCCCTGACAGATAACCTGGAAATCATTGCTTGATTTTTATTAACCTCTTCTACATCTGTTATAGTAGAGGTTGTTTCGCAAATATGTTTACTAGGTACTTTAGATAAATATCTTACACCTTTTTTTGTTTTATACTTAAATATTTCATAAAACATTTCAACAAAGTATATTGTATTTCTCACGATAATACTACTAAGCAAATCATCATTACAGTCAAAAATAATATTACTAAATCTGGAAATGAATCTTCAATTAATTTTTTCATTTTTTTGCTGGGTTACCATCCTTGTCAAGAATAACAGATTCTTTTTTATCTTCTTTTTCATCAGGAGTGTAATTAATATTTAAAGTTTTGTAATGCTCTAGTAAAAGATTTTTGTAAAGAATAGCGTACATATCTAATTTAACAGCTAGATGTTCATTATCTTTTAGTATCTCATCTCTTAAATCTCCAACATCTTTAGCTATCCCATCCATAAATGTTTGTCTAGCTTCTTGTGGTGTAATTTTTTTTTCTACAGGTTTTTTAACCTTCGGTGTTTTTCTTTTTGCCATTTTATTGTATTTAAGTTATTAAAAAAATAATTCGTCTTCTACAAATTTAGAAACCTCTCCTCTAAATTCTAATTTTATTTCACCAAGTTTACCAGATCTATGTTTGGCTATTATAAACTTAGCTTTACCCTCTATGTTTTCATGTTTTGATGTTGTGGTTATACCATAGTATTCAGGCCTATAAACAAATGTAACTATGTCTGCATCCTGTTCAATAGAACCTGATTCCCTTAAATCAGATAGCATAGGTTTTTTATCTTGCCTTTGTTCTACAGCTCTTGATAACTGAGATAAAGCAAGAATAGGAACATCTAACTCTTTAGCTAGTCCCTTCAAGCTACGAGATATAGAACCTATTTCTTGCTCTCTATTGTTAACCCTTTCACTCCCTCTCATTAGTTGCAAGTAATCAACAATAATTAAATCAAGTTTATTTTTTCTATGTATTTTTCTGCATTTATTTTTAAGTTCATTAGTGCTTATGCCACCTGTATCATCAACTATTATATTTTTATCATTTAAAACAGATAGATCACTATTTATTTTAGCCCACTCTTCATCAGACAAAAGTCCTGTTTTAATTTTTTCAAATGGAATATCTGTTAATGATGATATTAACTTTTTACCTATTTGAGAAGAAGATTCTTCTAAGGAAAAGAAAGCTACATTAGAATTGCTTTGTAGTGCAGCATTTAAAGCAAATGTTCTAGCTAATGTGGACTTACCCATTCCAGGCCTTGCAGCTAGTATAATTAAATCAGATTTATTCCATCCAGTTGTTATTTCATCTATAGATTTAAAACCACTTTTAACTCCTACTACTTTACCTTTTTTTGTTCCAGCTTCTTCTATTTCTTTTATGCTTTGAGACAATACTGTATCTATTGTTTTGTATTGAACAACATAGGATGTTTCACTTATATCATCAAGAGATTTAGATGAAAAATCTAGTGCATCAAATGCATCTGTTGTTTTATCACATGCCATTTGTTGTACCTTTAAAGACATATCTATTAAAGATCTTTTTATAGCATACTCTTTTAATATTAAGCAAACTTCTTCTACATTAAACACACCACTTTGTGTGGCCATTTCAATCATGTAGGATTCATTTTGTTTTGTATGATTTCCTAATGACTTTAACTTTTCAGTCACAGTTAATATGTTTATGTCCATCATTTCATTGTGTATAGAATTTATACACTCATAAATCTTTTTATGTTTATCTAAGTAAAAACAATTATCATTTAACAGATCTGCTACATCAATCATTTTTGATGAGTCTGCTATTAAAGAACCTAATACTTGTGATTCTAGTTTTTCGTTGTATGGATATTTATCTACCAATCTTGTAATATATTTTCTTTTTCTAAATACTGCTCAAATGTTTTTTCTTTTAGGTATCTATCTGCGTTCTGTATATACCTAAACTCTTTATCTTTTTTATACTGAGGAACAGAATCTATAGCACTATGTTGTTCTTTATCTGTTAATGTGGTCCATATTGCCATGGCACTTTCTTTGTTTCCTTTTTTGTATAAGGACCAAAACTTTTCAAATATTGTTTTATCAGGTTTACTTAATTTACTTTCAACCTTTACATAATTTAATTTTTGGCCTATCATATCAAAGTATTTCATACATGTTCTATGATCCTTATAAATAAGATCTATACATTTAGAGTTTCTAAATACTATATTTATTTTAGGGGAATCAATAGATACATATACTATATCCTTGATGTTTATTATTTCTTTGTCTGTTACTTTTATATACATAGTAAAAAAGGGGTGGCCTTAACCACCCCTGTTAAATTAAAATGGAAGTTGATCTCCAGATTTAGAATCATCTTTGCTCTCTGGCTTAAAAGTATTTATGGTAACATTGTGTGTCTTACCATACTCACTAACTTCTTTTCTTTTAGAAACAGTTAAGTTAATGTACTTCTTACCATTAAACTCATAAACATGATCCTGTGAATCTTTGATTGATGATAAGTCAAGAGTAACATTGACCATGTCAAAGTCCTTTACTTGTTTACCACTTCCTACATAGATTTTCTCTTCTGTTTTGTTCATTTTGTAAAATTTAAATTAATAAAAAGGTTAATTGTTTATGTATTCTTTTACTTTATTATACTTCTGTAAAAGGCTTTCGTATTCTATTTCTAGCTTAGAAAGAGAATCACTTTTGTTTTTATATTTCTTTAATAGGTTTTCAAATGGAGATATTTTATCATTGTATGATGAAATCTTTCCTTCAAATAAAATCTTAGTATTTAAAAATAAATCTCTGTACTCCATGTCACCCTCCATTAAAGATTCATGATTTTTCATGTAATAAACTACAGTTGAATGATCTCTATTTATAAATGCCCCTAAAACCATAACTCTTGCTGATGGGTTTATTAGCTTGTATATATTTATTGCTACTGCCCTTGTGTTTGTAAAAGCTCTGTCCCTCCTTTTGCTTAGAGCTTCTTCAACCTTTATCTTTGAATAATCACAGCAAGCCCTTAAAACATTATCAAATATTGTTTTATCTATCATAATACTGCTTTTTTAAAAGATTGTTTTACATCAAATTTTTCATCCACTATATACTCTTTAAAATCATTTAAGAGATTTTTATATTCTTCTCTGCCATAATTTAAAAAAGAGGGGGATGTTTCATATAGTGCTACATTATATGGTGCTGACTTTTCTTGAACTACAAACACAAATTCTTTTGCACCAGAACCATCCAAATAAAATGGAGCTTGTCTATTGTATCCATACTTAAAAACAGATGACTTAAATGCTGATAAAGAACAATCAGTAGTTGTCTTTAAATCAACCATTACATTGTCACTAGTTATTCTATCAACTTTGCATTTACAATAAACACCTGTATGTTGGTCCTTCCATATTTTAACTCCTTCATTTTCTCCTTCACCTGTTAACATATCTGCTATTTCTTTAATGCCATATAAAACATCCCTCATTCTCATTATATTATAATGTTCTGACTTTAATATAAGTGCAGAAACTTTACCATTATATTCAGCCACAGCTTCTTTCCAAGCCTTTGCTGTTCTTGTAGAAGCATCTACTCTTATTACATTATCATCATATACATCTGGTTCTAACATTGCCATATGATATGCTCTACCAAAATGTAATGCAGTTATATAAGGCTCAACATCCTTTAATAACTTTTGTTTTTTATACATAACATATGTCTGTGGAGATTTCTTAAATCTAGATAACTGACTATTGGTTACAAAGAAAAAGTCACCATAGTAATGAGAATCAGATTTAAACTTCTCTTCAAATATTTTAAATAAATATTGGTCGGTCATTATCCTAAAAGTGTTTTTATCTTTTCTTGTTGAGTTTTGGTTAATTCATATTTAGATAAGTTATTTATAACAGCTTCTTCTTTAGTAGTTACTCTAGAATTAGAACCATTACTAAATATTGCCCACCTATCAGTAGTATAAGTCACACTATTATCTGGCACAGTAAAA